CTGCAAGGTCAGATATTCCTAATGCAAATGTAAATGACCAAAGGTTATATGCAGACCATAGTAGTTCTGAAGCATCTTCATCAACAAGAGAAATGGATTTAGTTTCTAATGGTTTTAAATGTAGAGGTGGTTCAAGTGGTTCTGGTACTGGAACTAATCAATCTGGTGGTTCATACATCTACATGGCATTTGCAGAAGCACCTTTAGTAGGTTCAAATAACATACCATGTACAGCAAGGTAATCATGGCTAAAAAGAATAATCTTAAACAGTTTGCTGACGAAGCAACTGGAGTAAGACTTTCTTCACATGAGAAACTTTGTGCTGAACGAATGAATAACATTTTAAAAAGCATAGATGAAATGAGAAAAGAAATTAAGTCGTTAAGACAAGATGTTTCTATGGGTAAGGGTGGACTTAAGGTTATTCTTGCTATTGGAACATTAATTGTTGGTATTATAGGATTTTTTCAATTTAAATAAAATGATTGATAGATGGATATATAATTTTTGCGGTTCAATAGATAATTTATTTGAATGGTTAGAAAATTTATTTAAAAAACATGAGAGACACAAAACTATTAGAAAAGTATCACGAAACACAACAACAAAATAAAAAGCAAAATCAATTGTTTAAAAATTTAAAAAAAGAAGTAGAAACAGGTGCTAACGGAACGCAAAGTTACATTATTAAAAATGGTGTAAATGCAGGAAAGAAAGTTAGTAAATGTTTAAAATAGTTGCATTACTTTGTGTGCTAAATGTTAGTGGACAGAATTTATGCATGACAGGTGATTTACCTTTAAGTGGTAAATTACAAACAGAAGAAGATTGTAACAATACAATATTAGCAATCGGTCAGGCTGTAAATGAAGAATTTATAGAAAGACAAATTTATATATCAATGAAGTGTGAAAAACTAGGAGATAATGCATGATAATATTTGGAGATACTCCAACTTTTTGGAAAAATAAAGCTAAAATTTATTTAATGAATACAGACAAAAGAATGTTAACAGCATTTATTTTATGGTCTGTATTTTTATGGTGGTTATAATATATGCCATTTGAAATGATAACTATGCTTGGCTCTACTGTATTAGGTGGAGTAATGAGTATCTGGTCACAAAGTATAAAAGCAAAACAAGCAGAACAAAAGATGCTTATACAAAGAGCTGATATACAACAAAAAGGTTTTAAAGAAGCTAGAGAATACGACAACAAAGGTTTTCAGTGGACTAGAAGAATTATAGCTTTAACTGCTGTATTCGCTATAGTATTATTACCTAAATTAATGCCAATATTTCAACCAGATGTAAGTGTTATTGTAGGTTATTTAGAATTTAAACCTGCTTTTTTCTTTATACCTGAAAAAGAAATAATGAAATGGGTAACACTATCTTCTAATAGTTTGGTTATTACACCATTAGATACGAATTTAGTATCAGCTATTATTGGATTATACTTTGGTGGTTCATTGGTTAAAAAATAATTTATGAAAAGACAACACAATACAATGTTAATAGGTTTGTTAGGTACAATTTTACTTGGTTTATCAACTTATGTATTAATGACTATTGTGGAATTACAAGTCCATCTTGGTATGTTAACTGAAGAAATTATGTCTATTGATAAACAAATAGGCAGAATATACAATCACATGGATAGATTAACGAGTAGATAACTATGGCTAAAAAATTTAAAGAATTTGAAGTAAGAGAAAAACCTAAGAAGAGAAAAGGAATACATGTTAAACGACCAAACAAAAGAAGTACCTTCAAAAAGTACAACAGACAAGGAAGACCACAATAATTTAGATAACATTATTAAAGAGTTACCTGAATTACTGGTTAAACACGCATATTCAAAATTAAAGTCAGGACAAGAGTTGACTGCTTCAGAAATGAAAGTATGTCTTGAGGTTTGTAAGACTTATAGTACAGATAGTTTACAAAAGAAGCCTGATAACATACTAGACGAAGTACCTTTTGATACAGATGAATAGTAAACTTAAAAATTTTAAAAACTTTTTATATCTTTGTTGGAAGCATTTAAATCTTCCAGAACCAACACCAATACAATATGATATAGCTGACTATCTACAGTCTAAAGAAAAAAGACTTGTAATAGAAGCATTTAGAGGTGTAGGTAAATCTTGGATTACTTCAGCATTTGTATGTCACCAATTATTACTTAATCCACAACGTAATATACTTGTAGTATCTGCATCTAAAAGCAGGGCTGATGATTTCAGTACATTTACACAAAGATTAATAGGTGAAATGCCTATATTACAGCATTTACAGCCTAGAGACAATCAAAGACACTCTAAGGTTAGCTTTGATGTAGCTCCGGCTACAGCTTCACACGCACCCTCAGTTAAATCTATGGGTATTACAGGACAATTAACAGGTTCACGTGCAGACTTAATTATTGCTGATGACGTAGAGAGTGCTAATAACTCTCAGACACAGCTAATGAGAGACAGACTAGGTGAGACAGTAAAAGAATTTGATGCAATTATCAAACCTGAAGTAGGACGTATTATATTTCTAGGTACACCACAAACAGAAATGTCATTATACAATGACTTAGAAGAACGTGGTTTTAAAACTAAAATATGGACAGCTTTATACCCTACTAAAGAACAATTAACAGGTTATGGACATAAGATAGCGCCAATGATTGCAGATGTAACAGATAATGAAGGTAAGCCTACAGACCCTAAGAGATTTGATGAAGTAGACTTATTAGAACGTATGTCTTCATACGGACGTTCAGGGTTTAATTTACAATTTATGTTAGACACAACAATGTCTGACGCTAATAGATACCCTTTAAAACTAAACGATTTAATTGTATTATCAGGTTGTTCTAAATGGACAGAAGCTCCGGCTAAATTACAATGGGCATCATCTCCAGAACAGATGAAAGCTATTGACCCTGAGATACCAAATGTAGGTTTAAAAGGTGATTACTACGTGGCACCTATGCATACCAGTCCTGAGTTTACGCCTTTTGAGGGGTCTGTTATGTCAATTGACCCTTCTGGTCGTGGGGAAGACAAAACAGCGTATGCGGTGCTTAAAATGCTTCATGGAGTGCTTTATTTGACTGCCATAGGTTCTTTAGATGGTGGTTATAGTGAAGATACTATGGCTAGGTTATCTCAAATTGCTAAGCAACAAGATGTAAACTATGTAGTTATTGAGAGTAACTTTGGTGATGGTATGGCTACACAGTTATTAAAGCCTATTATGGCTAGAATACACCCGTGTGAAATAGAAGAAGTAAGACATAATATACAAAAAGAAAAACGTATTATTGATACTTTAGAACCTATTATGAATAGTCATAGGTTAGTTATTGATGATTTACTTATAAAAGAAGACTTTAAACTAGAACCTGACCATCAGTTGTTTAGACAGATGACTAGGATTACTAGAGACAAAGGAGCTCTAAGACATGATGACCAAATTGATGCGCTTGCTATTGCTGCTAATTATTGGGTACAGCGTATGGACAGAGACCAAGTCTTATCGTACAACCAACACAAAGAAGATTTACTTGACCAAGAGCTTGAACGATTTATGGAGACAGCCATTGGTAAAGAACCAGAAGAGGACAGATTTATATAATATGGATAATACTTATAAAGTAGACTGGAAGTTTATATCCGGTTTAGAAGGAAATAATCACCACAAAGGCTATCAGCCTACAAGTAATAGTGGTGTTACAATAGGTATTGGTTTTGATTTAAAAGACAAAACTAAAGATAGTCTAAAAGCTATGGGTTTTGATGACCTATTAATACAAAGATTAGAGCCATATTTAGGCTTAACAGGGTCTAAAGCTAAAGGATTAGCTAAGAATTTAATAATGACTGACCAAGAAACAGACACTATTAATAGATTATCTAAAGCTTTTTACACAAGTGATATAGCTAAACAGTACAATAGAGCGGCTAATGGTAGTAAATTTACTGATTTAACAGCCGCACAACAGACTGTAATAGCGTCTGTGGGTTTCCAATATGGTTCCCTTAATAGAACGCCTAACTTTCTTTCTGCTGCGGTAGAAGGTAGATGGTCAGATGTTGTCAAAGAGTTAAATAACTTTGGAGATGACTTCAAGACTAGAAGGGAAACTGAGGCGCTCTATTTGTCGGACAGAATGTAATACCCGGAATATTTCATAAAAAATTCTGAAGGGGTATATCACTGTAGCGGCACCCGAGTTTCCCCCATACAATCACCAGTTGCGCTGCTGCAAGTGTCCCCTGAGTAAACTTTAAGCACACCTGAGCAAGGTATATATAGGAATGAGTGCCCAAAGAGTGCCGGCGGTATACATAAAGAATAAATAGGCGTGCCTTTGAGCTCGTCTGTTTTTTTAGTTTGGTACACATAGCATACACAAAGAATACACGCAGCATACATATAGTATACACGCAGCAACACACACTATATCTATAAAGGTTCCCGTATAAGATATATACAAGTCAATACAGTGTATACTATGTGTATATATGTATGTGTGTATGTACTCAGGGTATACTCAGGGTACTACTCAGGTGTCTTAGGTGTACTCAGTACATATACACCTTATAATTATTCTAATGTAAGTATAGAATAGAGGTGTCTGTTTTTTTCTTAGTCATGCATATTATGCATAGCTGTTATGCAAACATAGCATATGACAATATAATTGTTTTCGTTTATAGTGTTTTTATGTTCAATAATTTAAATACTTACCATGTGCTAACAGCAGTGACAGAAGGCTTGAGCTTAAGTTTTAGATTGTTTCTGACAGCCTCAGCAGCATAGAGGTCACACGGGTGTGACAGCCCCAAACAAGTCGGACACCGCAACAGCCGCACGGCGAGCCGGTCTAGCGCTTCAGCGTGATTGCTTGAGCCAGTACAGACAACCTATGTTTGTCTCATATTATCTTATATGACTGACGAGCTCCAGTAGAGCGAAACAAACAAAGGACGTTATGAAATACAATCACACTATACAAAAAATACTAACAAAACACCATGCGGACAAGTTCAAAGACGCTGCAAACAAAGCAGCATTTTTGTCTAACTATGCCAAAGAGACTGACAAAGTTAAAAAGATTGAGATGTTAAGAGAAGCAAACAGACAGGGATGGATATAAATATGGATATTGCACAAATCAACTTTCCAATTAATGACAATGACGGCGCTAAGTTAATGGCGCCGTTGTTAATTCAAAAAGAGCTATGTGCTGAGTTTGGCGGGTGTACAGCCTATGACGGCGCCGGCTCATGGGTCAGTGATGATGGCAAGTTATACGCTGAGCCAGTTAAGATAATACAAACAGCATTTAAAAATAATTCTAAGAATAGATTGTTTTTAAAAAACTTAGTTAAGAAATACGGCAAGATTTCAAAACAAGAAGCCGTTTATCTTGCTATTAATAACAAAGCTGATATTATAAATATTAAGTAACACTGATGAGCTGTTATTCAGCGAAACTGAGCGGCGCCTTACCTTGCCGCTTAGTCTGTTACATAAGTAACTACAAACAAACAAACCAAAGGACACTATGCAAAAACACTATTTAAGAACTACTAAAAACCTTTACAGCTGCACTGACAGCGGCGTAACTGTTTATTACTCATACGTCACACCGGTAGCAATTAGAGACCCATTTGGCGTGTTACATGTGAGCGCTAATATATGGAGCTCTACAACTGGTAAACACTTGACATGGATTGACGGCGGCAGCGCTGAGGCAAAAAAACGTAGACTTGCACACGCTGACTTTAAAAAGTTAATGAATATTTACGGCGTAGAGCGTGAGTACTGGCTTAATTCAGGTTTTGTTAGACCTAAGACTGACACGGTGCCGGACATCATTAAGTTTGATGAGCAGTTACCGGACAGCCTGCAACTGTTAAAAATATAGTCATGGATTTGTCAGAACTTAAAGGCGTCACTATTCAAAAAAATGTAGCCCTGAGCATTATCAGGGCGCACGGCTGCGAGTGTGAGCTTGATGATTTTTACAAAAACTTAGGTAAAAAACAAACCTATTCAGCTATAAAAGTTTATCACTGGCTAGGTTATTAATAATAAACAAAGAGCGAAACATTGCGCCGTTGTAACGTCCGGCGCTTTGTCTCATGGTTAAGCCATGACTGATGAGCTCAGTAAGTTCAAACAATCAACATAGGAGCGTAGTTATATGAATATGCTATATAAAATAATATACAATTACTTGCATCAAAAAATGCTAGCTGATGAGCAAGCTTTTAGAAATAAAAGATTAGCTGTGAGAATGAAGTTAAACAACGGTTACAGCAAGGCGGGTCATTAATGCCTAATATCGTTGTATCTAACTTTATTAATGAGCGTTGGGTTGACCGGTTGTATCAGAATTTTAATAAGTCAGTATACTTGTTAAAACCTGATGGCAAGGTTGACCCATGCAAGGTAAAAAAGGTCAAGTCAAAATACTATCTAACCAGTACTGGTAAATGGTTTAATAGTGCAGGTCTCAGAATTGATGAGCCTGCGGGTCTTGATAAACGAGCGGAGCTAAGCAAGTTTAAGTCTGAGATTGAACAAGCTGAGACTGATGCAAAGTTCCAAAAACTAAAACAAACAATAAGAGGTAATTAATATGTATATAGAACTATCAAACTTAAAACTAACTGAGATTGAGACAAAACACGGTGAGCGTAAAAAAGGTAAATGGGTTGAGTATAAAAAACCTATTGAAGTTCCAAAAGTTGTATTTGAGGATGAGTATACAAACTTAATGGACGTTGCCTCAGAAATAAAACATGCAGCACAAAGAAGCCCACAAAACAAAATAATTGTGACTTTTGAAGTCAATGCTGAATGGTAAAAGTAACACTGATGAGCCTATTATGCGTGGTGAGTGAATACCACGTGGCGAAACTAGAGCCGGTACTATCCGGCTTTAGTCTGTTACAATCTAACCAAAGGAGCTTAAACCATGATTGAACTAATACTAGGACTACCATTTGAAGGACATGTATTAATA